AAAGTCTTTCTCNCCCTTGGCTTTTGGCTCGTCTACCTCTTTTACATTCTTCTTCTCGATGATGGAAGAGACGGAGGCCAGTAGATCTTTTGATATGTCTTGTATGTTCATTGATTATTCTCCAATTGCTCTGCTTTGTGATAGTCCAGATTCAAGTTCAATTTCACCTACTTCATATTGGATACCATCCAACGCTGATAAAAATTTGTTATTAGGAACAAACTTTGATTTTTGAATATCCCTGTTGAGTTTAACAAGAATCTTTTGCGCCTTGAGAAGTTCGGTGATTCCCTTATCGTTTGCCTTAATGTTCTGAGGAGACATTGGATCGGGCATGTATTTTGCTTCTGTAGTTAGAACCTTCCCCACACTGTCTAATAATTCCTTTGATGTGTCTTGTATATTCATTTTTATGCTTCTACTCCTGCTTGTTTTTTTAAGTTTTTGACTCTTTCCGCCTCTGCCTTTTTGATTTTGGGTAGAAGTTTCTTTGCGATCTTTTTGATAAGTGCTTGTTTTTTCTCGACCTTTTTGTCAAGTTGAATTTTTTCGGAGTACGACAATTCTTGATATGACTTACCCTTTACGAACTTCGCCCTTACTGCGTCGCGAGCCTGTTTCATTGCTCGAATTTTAAGTTTCTCGGGGTTGGCCTTCTTCTTCGCCGCGATCTTTCGTTTCATCGCGATCTTAGGAGCCAACCTCTTCATGATTCTACCTCTCGCTATCCTTTGTTGAGGAGTAAGGGGTTTCTCTGACAAATATTCTTTAAATCCTATCATTTTATTTTCCGGTAAACATTGTTATTGATCCAGTGACTGCAGCGGCCACGGCAGTGACCATCACCCAGAAGAACTTTGAAAACGCCGAAAGCTTTTGTTCGTTTTCATTTGATTTAGACTCGACTGCCCTAATCCTCTCTTCGGTAATTGAGAGTTTTTCGATAGCATCTCCGACAGTATCTTCAAGATTGTGTATTTTCTCTTCGGCCCTCGCAAGTGAGATGATGGCTTCAGACAACTTATCAATCTTTTGTTCAATTCTATCGAGTCTGTTCGCTTCGTCCTTTGTCATTCTTCCCATAAAGTTTTTTGTTAATTTCTTTTATTTCACTCGGTGTTGATTGTAGTGTGATCGATTCAGCTATTTGAACCATATGTTCTCCATTTCCTAGAACACACTCAACCATCGCAAGTTTTCGTTGTATCTCGATTGAGAAAGAATCTTTCAATCGACCGCCAGCGTCTTTAATCCACTTCTTTGCGATAGGACTTTTGACGGGACTCTTGGCGAACTTACTTACTTTCTTGTACGCACCAAGTGTAGCCTTTTGCCAGTTTGCACCTTCAGAGTTATCAACAATTGTGAAATTTGAACCAAACAAGTTTTGAAATTTACCGATGTTGTCCTGAACTTCTTGCCACATCTTCTCGACTTTATCCGCACCAAGAGTCCTTGCTCTTTTTGCATCACGGGCAACCGCAGTTTCAAGGTTTGTGTTGACAAAAATCATTCCAACATCATAACCTATCTTTTTTAGAGNAGTGGCTTGTTTCTGAATTTTTGAAAAGTCTTTTCCGGTTCCGTCGATTACCAATCCAAGTCTTCCGTCGAGATAAAGATCCATCTTCTTTGCGGTGAGTTTCTTTGCACCCTTACGAATCTCTTGTCCTTTTGGACTGAAGATGTCTTTGGGCGTTGCTTCCAATCCCGCCTTTTTCAGAGCAAACTCAAACACTTCATCTGAGTTTACGATACGGAAACCCAAGGCACCAAGACCTGTCTTACCAACCGTAAAGGACTTACCGGATCCCGGCCCACCTGCTAGGAATACTGCTTTGAAAATTGCGGGATCATCTACTCCCTCTTCAATATCTTTTTCTATTTCTTCTTTCATTTCGCGAACTGTCCACCCTTGTTTGGGGACTTTATCGTAAACTTCTAATTCAGCCCCCTTTGGTGAGAGAACAGACAGGATTTCTGCTCCTTTTAACTTACTGACTTGAAATTTAAACTTGGTGCCAGGATATTCCTTTACCCAATTCTTTTTGATTTGATTGAGAGTAAGATACTCAACTTTCTCATCCATTGAAACTTTTTTTCGGCCGGCAGTTTTACTCAGTTCCTTTTTCTTGTCCTTATGAACTTGAGTCTTTGATCCCATCATTCCCGTCTTATTCTTTCGAACTTTGGTTTCGGTTACGGGAGCAGCAGTTAGAACAACTTTTGCGTCTTTTCCTTGACGTTTCAAAGTTGCAACTATCTTGTCGGCAAGTCTTTTACTACTGACAACTTTCCAGAATGTCTTCTTCCCCCTGAACATGATGGCATAGTTGTTAGAACCTTCTTTACCAAGCTCCTGTGCAATCTCACGCCGCTTAAAACTACTAATTTCTTTCAACTTGCCCATGTTTTCTATTTATAATTTACTCTTCTTCTATACGTATCAATAAGTCGTCTTTTCCACTAAAAACTCTATGAAACGTATTTTTTTCTATGTAATATTCTTTACCTTGTTCTAGTTTCTTTGGCAACTCGTTATCCATTTGAAGTTCCCAATTCTGTCCGGAGATAATGTAAATTGTTCTGTTGTTTCTGTCACGATGCCAATCCAACTCAGAAGATTCTTCCTTTGCGAAGATTCTTCGAAAGTGAGATCCGTGGGCATAAAAGTCTTTATATTCCTCTACCACCACGAACTTGGATTGTCAACTTGAAGACCTAAAGATTTCGCAAAACGAGGTAGACGACAAGACCAGTATGAAGGCTTTGTCTTATCATTTCGTGTATCACATTTGTGGCGAGCAGCAAATGACTTCCTTGCCTCGGGATCATTAATCTTTACCTTCAGTCCGGTTGTGTCTCCAAAAGAAACCTTCTTAATGTTCTTTGTTTGAGGATCTCTAACGTAAACATAGAACTTTTTGTTACCACCTCTCTTGGGTTTGTTCAGTTCTGGATCCTCTTCGTTAAGTGACTCATTCCAATCCTCAATTGACTCGACCATTGGCCAGTCTAACGGAACATCATATCCCTTATACTCGGCGATCTCTCCAATGTCGGTCTTGATGATGTCTTCGTTGATATCGTTGAGTTCGATCTTTCCCTCTAACCAAAGTTCTCGGGTCTCGCGAAAGAATTCAAAGTAACGATCCGAACCTGGCCGATAGATGTTATCGACAAAGGGAATCTCTCTCTTTGCCATTTCAACTATGGACTCAAATACGAAATGTTCTCTAAAATTCTTCATTATCCCTTGTGCTTTTTCCAGAGATCTGCGTCGGCGGTTGTTCTTGTCTTACCACCCGTGATAAACGAATTGATTCGGGCGTGTCCCCATTGTTCCGGTGTTGTGCCGGGGCGATGTCCGGTTCTCCATGCGGCCACACCTCTCTTATAAACCTGTTTGAGTATGGATGCGGAGATACCAGACGCCTTCGCCTTCTTTGCAATGGACTTGTCTGCGGAGGATTCATCAAGTTTCATCTTCTTACGAAGTGCTTCAATCTCCTTACGGATCTTCATCTGATTAGGAGAACCTGGCATATGTTTCATTGCCTTCGTGTACAACTTGTAGAGTTTTGCCTTATCGTTCTCATCAAGGTTCAGATCCTCATAGGCAAGGACTGGATCGGTTGTTTTAAAATCTTTCTTACGCATAATAGTTTTGTTTGTGACTTCAAACTCTCCGTTCTTAAAATCGACCACAACAGGTAGATTGAGATCGGACTGTATGTCCTTCAGAACTGCTTCGGCGTCTCCGTGTTTCTTGATGTTCTTTCCTTTGTTCCTTGCGATTTTCTTGAACAACCTTTGCAACTCCTGAACTGTGATAGCTGGTTTGTTGCGTTTGTCATTCATACGATCCGCAAAATGTTTTGTAAATTCAATGTCAATGTCGAACTTATTCAAAAGACGATCTCCGAACTTCTCAAGATCCGCAAGTTGTTTGGCGGTGACCTCTTCCTTGTACAACTCTGGAAACTTCTTCTTCATTGCCTGAGTGTATTTCGAAGGTTTGGTCTTGGCAGACTTATCGCCCGGAGCGGGTTTGTATGCCGAAGGATCATCGTCGTCTTTCTTCGCACCCTTCTCAAAGTGACGAGCTCGAGCTGCCTTAGTGGACTTCTTCATATCCTTTCCTTTGGCATCTTTTCCGTAATACTTTGCGGGCTGTGTTCCCTTACGATCTTTTACATCTTTGTCCTGTCGAACTTCGGAAAGACTATCAACGAAGTGTTTATTTTCGTTGGTGTCAATGATGAAATTTGTTCTTCTTTCAGCAATGGTGAGCTCGTTGTTACCCGAGTAAACGGTATCTCCAACATTGAAGATGTCACCCGCAACGTATCTCTCACGAATAGTAGACAACTGTGGCAACTGAATATGTTTGCGAAAGTTGACCTTTTCCTTCAATCCCATTCTCTTACGAAGTAGGTTAAAGAGTGTCATATCCTCACCATAAGATCTCGGTAGACCCTGCGAAAAGGATTTGAAGTCACCTGCAACTGCGGCTGCTCTCATCTTAGAGGCGCTCATTCCAGTCACACCTTCTGCATCGGGATCTCTTTCACCAGCGGAGATTACATCAATACCATCCGGAAACTCGTAGAAACCGTGTCGTCCCTTGACTCCAACATACTTGTTGAGAAGTTTACGGAACTCGGCAACACGATCCGATCCAACAACCATTACGATACGAGTGTATCCCTGATCGTAAAGAGAAGTAGCCACATCAAAGACGTTCTTGATTCGCGAATCGAGAATGATGTTTCGTCCGTGCTTTGG